TCTTCTTCGTCTTTTAACAGCCCTATTTTTTTATATATATCTTCAAAAAACTCTGTACTTAACAAAGCCGGGGATTTAGTTGTATTTTTTTCTATTGTTCCTTCTAGAGTTTCGGATATTTTTTTGTTACTTTCTAATATCTGTTTAACTTCTTTAGAATCTAACAATTCTTTAACCGTACTTGTATTGCTTTCTTTTAAAGATTTAGTAAGCTGTTCTTTTAATTTTTCTAAAGCAGAAGGAATAGCTTTAACAGTACTATTTAAAGTTTCAATAGTACCATTTAAAGCATTAATAGATGTTATAACATCCGTGTTTTGATCTGCCATAAAAATACTTAGTGGCAGTATAAACCTTTATTGCATATCTAAAAAGAAATCCGGCGTAATATCAAATACAACTAACGAACCATCAGATAGTTTAGCTCGTAACAATGTCGCATGTTCTGTATTTACATCTTTTATATACTTCTGTATTTCAAATAATACCTCAGCTGGTAAAGCTTCAATTATAGCTATTCTGTCTTTAAAAGACAGAGATCCAAAATTAAATTTTGCTTTTTGTTCCCCATCCACCAAAGTAATTTCGTCTATTATTTTAATAGATTCCGTAAACACTATATCTTGTACAACTTTATTAATAGGGGCTGAAGTTTCTGTATTATTTTCTCTTAGCTCTTTTTCAATAAAATATTGCTCTGCCGCTAAAGGCGGCATAAAGTCAATTTCAAAATCCTTCACCTTAACAGATCGAGAGCCTAGCAAAGTCATTGTTTTAGCAGTTTCAAAACAATCTTCGATATTTGCAGGTATAAAATTTTTACCCAGGGTTATTGCTGGCCCTAGAATATTTTTACGCAAAGCAAGCAATATTGCTAAACGATCCGTTGTAGTAAGCTGTTCAACTATATTTTCTAAACAATTTTCTTGTATAATTTCATAGGTAAGAATTATAAATTTAGTTTTAAAAACCGTATTATCTGCTACACAATTATAAAAAGATTTTTGTTGACCAGCAGTTAAAGGCTTAAATTTTACTTCGCGTTTTAAAGAAGGTATATAAACATTTATTGCAGTGAGCTCAGTATATGCTTTAAGAGTTTTTAGAAGTTCATTAATATTAGACATATTATTAATTACCAATTTTTATTTAAAAACCCAGCTGGGAACCCGGCATATTTGGAAGTTGCAAAGGACTAGATTTATTTTCAGCTGTTTCTTTTTTAGAGTCTTCTATAAAATACATCCAATAAACTTGCATTTCTATAGGGGTAATAGTATCAATATATTTTGGGTTAAACCCAGCATAACGTACAATATTATAAAATGCTCTATATACGTTAGTAAGTTCTTCTGTAAATCCAAAAGTAATTAAATTTTGTAAGACACTATACGTTATATTTTGCGGAATTTTAAGAGCAATACTATTATCAGCCGGATTATTAATTGCAATTAAGTCTAATTCTTGGTATTTATTTTCTTGTTTTTGTATTTTATCTGCGAGTTCTTTAACTAAAGTATAAGGCAAGGCCTCAACAATTTGCAGTCTTTGCTCTAACGATAAAGCTTTAAAACTAATTATTTGCTCTAGCATTTGTATAGTATCTATACAACTTGCCAGTATTACTATTATATCTTTGTTATTTCCGCTAAAAACATACTCGTCTCGAGCTTTATAACTAGAAAACTCCACTCTGATATTATCGTGACATATTTTATTGGATTTATTAATGGTTTTAATTTTTTTAATTACCTCTTCAACAGGTAAACTATAATTAAAAAATCCCTTATTTGCAGTAGTTATTTTTAATCTCAAATCCGGACTCACACAATAATTGCGCACTGTATATAGTAAAGATATCTTATCTTCAAAAGTTATATCTATATCTTTTATATCCGGGCATAAATCAACTAATATAGAGTTATATTGCTGTATACTTTCTTCTTTATCTGTGCTATATAAACTCTTTACAAGTTCTCTATATTGTTTATATGTGAGCTCACTTATTTGTACCTCGCATTGTTTGCTTGGTAAAAACGCTCTTAATTTAAAAGGCATTATTTAACTTATTTTATATGTAGAATATGTCCACGTTGTTTTGCAGGTACGCATTCCGACTGATTTACCGTACGCAGCTTCATACCCGCCTACTTCAACAGGAACAGCATCATTAAATAAAAATGTTTTACGTATGACGGGTTTATTTTGTCCGTCAGCAGACATTTCTTTTTCAAAAAATTTAACTTCTAATTGAGTTTTAAAATTTTGGAGACTGGCCGTTATTATATTTGTATTTTTAGAAAATAACCCAAACTGAGACACCGCCACTACCCAAGGTCTTATAAAGTAATCTAAAAACGATATATTTGTTTCAATAAAAGATATTTCTAAATTATTTGTGTCTCTTCTTCCTTTTAATACTGGACTGGAAAGCAAACCCCCATACCCATTATTATCTACTGTATACCCTACCCTTGATGTACTAACATTTTCCCCTGGTAAATTAATACTTGTAGCTAAAAATATTTCTTTAGTCTGAGATTCGGCGATACTTGCTATAACTTCAGATTTAATTTCTAAATTTTTATCAGATATTTTATCTTCAGCGTTTTTAATATTTCTATATATTTCAACCAAGTTCGGTATGTATACTCCATAATTAGCTTCAATAGGTATACTATACGTATTTTTTTGTAAAACCTGTGTGAGATACTCTTGAGGGTTCATTATCTGCCTCTTATTGCTCTACCGGCACCGCGTACTGCTGTAGCTGTACCTCTTACTGCATTAGCAGTTCCTCGTATAGCGTTTGCTGTGTTAGTTATTGCTCTAAGTCCGCCTAGAATACTACCGAATAAGCCCTTTGAGCCGCCACCAGAGCCAGATCCAACAGTATAGCCATCTGCAGCGTTAGCAGTAGAAGTCCATGTTTGATAACCAAACGTTACTGTCATTTCCTGTATTTTTCCTGATCCAGCTAAATCATAATCAGAACCTGGAATATCGACTATAAATAACCCTTCTAATTTATATTGTAGCACACTTTCTAAATTATCATTAACAATATCTATAGTTGCATAACTATCAGCTCCCGGTACTGGATTATAATTTATACGATTTGGGTTATTACTTGCTGATTCTGTTAATCTATTTGTCAACCACTGCCTTAATAATAAATTTTGATCTGAATAAAAAGTAACACGCCAATTTAAATTTTCTCCGTAAGTTCTTGGACCGACTGTATGTATGTCCGCTCCATAGTATTTAACAGTAGAGACTATTTTTTTAGTACTAGGTATAGCAAAGTTTTTAATGTACAAAAAAGGTTTTTCATCTGAAGCCTCGCACGAGTTTGTAATTTGAGAATTAAGACTACTAAAAGAGTTACCGTTTATAGATAAATCAGTTATACGAGCTTGGTAGTCTCTTGAGAAGCCATAATCTTGGGCAGCTTGATAAAAACTATTTAATGTTTGGGAAATTTGCTGAGCCATATTAATATTTATCTTCCTCTTATTGCTCTACCGGCTCCGCGTATTGCAGCCGCGGTACCTCCTACCGCTCGTGCAGTTTGCGCTATAGTATTCAATCCAGACACTAAAGAACCTAAAAGCCCGGGAGAGCGGGAACCACTTCCAGTTTGAGAACTTCTTTCAGAACCACCAGAAGCATTATATAGGCCAGGAAACACTGCCTTTCCATTTCCACTTGAAGCATATTCTGGTTTGTAAAATTCGTTTTTGTCAGCTGTTACTTTAACTTTATTATCAACGGTTTTTCCGTTATAACTATTATACGCAAAAGTCACGGTTAAAGTTTGTACAGCCCCACTGCCACTTCTGTCGTATTTTAATTCCGACATAGCTTCTATAAAGGCTCCTAGAACTTCTAATTCATAAACTACTGTATTATTTGCATCAAAAAATTCAAGAGTAATATTTTTAAATGTTTTATTACTAACCACACTAATGTCATTTATACTTTGTTCAGCTTGAGAGTCAATTATATTATCAAAAAAACTACGTATATATAACGATTGATCTACAAAAAAAGTTATTTTAATTGAATTTGCATTACTTATAACTTTACCAGGTTGTTGATATACTCCGTTAAACATGTTTAGTTTAGCTGTAGTTATAGCCGGGGCTGGTAACGTAAAATCTTTTACAAATAATAAACCCTCATTCATTACACTGGCTTTATTAATATTACTAAAATCTAAAGATTTTACTCTCCCTAAGTATTCTGTTGAAACTCCTATTTCTTTAATTCCGGTATAAAATTTAACTAAATCATCTTTCATATTTTTTTATTTTTAAAAATCGCCTGTCAACCGGCCATTTCCATCAGGGCCAGGTCCAGCTGGAGGGTTTATCGGGTATTTTCTGTCAGGTTCCATAATAGCTTTAGCATCATACGGTACTTGTGGGCCTCGAGTTTGACTCGTTTCAATTGTAAAATATTGATACGAAAAAGTAACGTTAAATGATGCAAACGTGGTACCAGGATCTTCAAAACTATATTGCACTCCCCCTATTACAGAAGGAAACACTCCCCATAATTTATAAGTGCGTACCACATCAAAGACTGTTCTATTTTGTGCTGAATTAGGACCTCGAGGGTCTGATATTTTCCTATTCGGTGCTTCAGCAGATCTCCGCTGATTAGTTATTGAAAACTGTATATTAGTATTGCTAAAAGTTTTAATACCTGTATTAATATTGTACATTATATTGCTCCATTTTTCGAAATAATCTCGAATCTTTAACTGACTATCTTGCTTAACCGTTATACTCCAGCTTTGATTTTCTGGGTACACTGCGTTAGTGGGTACAACAAATTCAAATGCTTTGTATGGAACTAATGTACTATTTATTTTTCTTGTAGGTAGGCTAATACCAGTTATTAACAATTCCGCGCCACTTCCGTCACCGCCTGGAAGTTGTAAAAATTTGCCGTTTTCATCTCTTGGAGGGGACTCTATACTATCTATTTTAAAAGAAATAGGTTTGCTTAATCCTAACCTGTTTACTGTATTAAGAAAATTGTTAAACGTCGGCGCGGTAGGGTCGTTGCCTGGATTAACTATAGTTGACATAACAATACTTAAGCTGTAGAGATTAATAAACCTGGCTTTAGGCCAGGTTTATTTTAATTAGATAATTTATATATAATACTCTTACTCGTGTCTCCAGTAGTGATAAGCAAGTGTTGCTTGAAAAGTAAGAGGTGCACCGGTACCGGTTATATTATAATTTACTTCTCCGAGTTTTTGTATATAGGCGCCGTATAACCGATAAACATTAAGTACGTTTAATTTATCATCTAAAAGATTGAGTTGAATAACTGAATCAGTACCTCTTACACTTAAATTACCAGTACTTGTTTCATCATCAAAAATTTCCCCAATTTGCCAATTTTCAAGTTTTTGACGAATAATACCGCCTTTGTCATTATGAAACGTTACAGACCAGCCTGCGCTGCCTGGATATTTTACAGTGCCAGGAATATTAAAATCTAGCCCCATATATGTAGCGGTTTGATTAGTAATATCTCGTCCAGGTAATGTAGCAGTAGTTATATAAATAAAATCATCTTCATTTAATGTATCGTTACCCAAAGAGACTACACGAAGCATGTAATCTCTTGCGAAGTCTCTTTGTTGAGCTACTCTATAGAAGTCTTGAATTGTTTGTGCCATATATAATATTTAGGTTATTGTAATAACTCTTGGAAGTCTTGACTTGTACGAGTTGCGTAGAAGTTTACCAAGATAAACTCTGCAGTACGAGTCGGTTTAATGTATATATCTACTACGAGGGTATTATCGTCGACTATTTCCGGTGTGTTGTTAGTATCATTACATACAATTAAGTAATCGAAAATACCCTGAGTATTTTTAGCTAAGTCAAACACTGGTGTAATTGTATTTACCAAACGGGTACGTGTGAAAGTAGTATTTGGTTCGAATACGAAAAACTTTGAAGTATTAAGTACAGATTTTTCTAGATATAAGAATAACCGACGTACATTAATACGATCAAATGCACTTGGTGCTTTAAGTAAAGTCTTTTGACCCATAATTACAGTACCTTCATTTGGGAAATTAACTACGGGGTTAATAGAAATCTTATAAAGAAGATCGCGTTGTTTTTGTTGAGGATTTACTGCAATATCGGTAATACCGGTAACAATACCGCGATTCAGACCAGCTGGGGCTCCCCAAGGAAATACTATTGCATCGTTAGATGTATAAATAGCAGCTGCAAAACCTGAGAATGGTACCCATACAGGTTTTGTACTAAAACCATCTAACACTCTTACCCAGTTACTATACGCAACAGAATAACTTGTGTTGTAATTGTTATAAAGATTACGCAGAGGCCAGTAAATGTTACTTGAGAAATTTTTAGTTTTATCGTCTAAGGTCTTATAATTTTCACCCTGTACAAAGATATGACGTATTGGATCAGAAATAAATACGCAATCTTTACGCCGGAATTGTGCAAATTGGCTGAACTTATTAGTTACATCAAGCCAAGCCGTAACAACGGTACCCGCGGTATAAGATCCGGATGTATTCGATATATTTTCAACTTGAGTCTTAAGGTCCCCGCTAAAAACAGTATCATCATACACTCCGTTAGTATTTAATGGAGCGGTAGCAACCGCAGCTGCAATTGTAGAAAGACCACCATCAGCAATTACGTCTAGCGCTAATATATCAGGATTTTCTGCGAGGTTAAGAATAGTATCGAGCTTTGTTGAAATACTACCGATAACTTTATTATTAGTAGTATCTAAGGACTGAGCATAAACACCGAGAGGGAATAAACTATCTGCACCGCCATAAGTCGGATAAGGATTTGTTCCAGGAGAGAAAGAGATTGTAGGTGGTGTTGCGTAACCGCTGCCTGGATTAGTTATAGTAATACTAGTTACTGCTCCAGTAGCAGTGTTTAATGCTGCAGTACCTGTAGCAACATTAGTACCAGTAGCTGGAGAAGAGAATGTTACTGTTGGAGCTGTGAGATACGCAAAACCTTGATAGTTAATAGTTACCGTGCTGACACCGGTGTTTTCAGGTGTGGTACCACTAAGTGCAGCTGTTGCAGAAGCTACGGGTATAGCGGCTAACGTATTTGTTACAGTATTGGCAGTAGCTTGAGTGAATACTCTAATATATTTTTGCGCGTTACCGTTTGCATCAATCCAGGCTGTGTTATTACTTATATTAGGGTTTACTAATACTGTAAGATTCGGAGAAGCATCATTTACAACCGTGCTAACGAAATTATTGAGAGGCTGCCCGCCGTTCGGATCTTGAATAGTACGGTTTGCGTAAAAAGAAGAAGCATAACCTTCTTGCAATACATAGCTTAAAGTTAATGAATTCTTTTCGAACGGCGTTACTCTTACTTTAAATAACGAAAATATTGCAGTATCATCATACCCGCTACCGGTAGCTATATTATAAGAAGGAATATTTTCAATAGTTTCAGAAAGACTATCTATACCAGCTCCAGATGTTGCGCTAACTGAAAACCCTAAACGGGTGCTTGGAATTGTTGAATAGCTATTGGTTGATGAATTTTGAGCAATAATTGTTTTTATGTCTTTCGCATCATCATAATCTGTGGTTGGATTTAAATTAGTATTATCTGCTAAATTTAAATAATAGCCTTCAAATTTTTCATTAATTGTGGTTTTTGCATCATTTAGTACTACCAAGCCTATACCGTTGCCGGTAAGAGAATTGACTCCAGTAATATTAGATACTGCAGAACCTCCACCGGTAGTAGACCAATTAATTCCGCCTTGCTTTATTGTTGTGTAATCATTTTCTGTTAATTCAATTAAAGTGGGTTTTGTAAAATAATAATAGTTAGCTGCGCTAAGAGCGCCGGCGGCTCCGGAAAGCTGAGCGGCTAAAGCGCTTGCCCCGGCTGTAGCTGTCGGTATAACTGGAAAAACTAAAGCACTATATTTGCTAGAAAATCCTTCTCCTGCGTCTGAACCGTATGGAAGACGTGCTACGTTTACAGTAGCGTTAGTACCAGCTGTAAAAAGCTGTCTTACAGAATAATAAAAATAACGCTCTGCTGCGTTAGTAGGGGTACCGTATATATTTTCAAAATCTGATATTGTTGAAATATTAACTATTTCAGAGGTAGGGCCTTGAGCTGCAAAACCAGTAACAAGTATACTTGTACCGTTGGGAGTTGTCGCTCTTGTACTGAGATCGATCTCGCGGATTTCTACGCCTGGGGAATTTATAGAACGTCTGTTAGCCATAGTAGTATTATACTATTATTTAGGCTTTTCCGG